GAGGCGCTTGGTCTCCAGCGGGATTTGTTGCTTCAGGGGCTGCAATCTGTTGTTGTGGCATTGTGGCCTGCAATTGTTGCATAGCCATCTGAATCTGTTCGTTCTTGAACTTCATCATCTCTGTCGACGGAACCAATCTGTCGGTGTCCATCTGTAAACCCATCGCTGTCTCGCGCAACAGATAAGCAGCACCTTCTGGGCCAACAATCTGTAGAGCGATCTGGTTGCTGAGGATTAGATTCAAGAACTCATTGCGGCGAACTTGGATCTGTTCTTTAGCGATCAATCCCATAGCACCCTTGGCTATAACACGGAAATCACCCTTGATGTAAGGATCAGGGTTATAGATCATGTTGTGAATATAGAAGCGGTTGACGACCATCGTGACCACATCGTCGATTGTGCCGACCGCCATTTTGATTCCCTTGGCGGCGTTGTCCATCAGCATGGATAAACCAGAAGCTGTGCGGCCTGCGCCACTTGCTCCAGAGCCAGAACCGTAGATGTAATTTGGGATACCCGTCACTTCGTCCGCTTGTTTGGCGAATTGGTTATAGATGCCCATCAGCTCAGCCGCCTTCATCTCAGGCATGAAGAAGCGAACACCCGGCTGCCCACCACCAGTTTTGTCCGATGTGGTCTGCCAGATCTTCCAAGGATACATCTGTGTGATGTCTTCGCCGTCAGCCAATCTGTCCACAGCCACTTCAACTTGAGGGCCGGAGCCAATACCCATGTTGTTCGCTAGGGCGCGAGCCGAGGCGTTGCACATGATCTGCACATCGCGCATGTTCTCAGGAAGACCCATGCCCCAGAAAGCTGAAGGAATGGTTCTCCATGAAGCGATCTCGTAGGGGCGCTCACCGAGGGGGTCTGGATTCAGAACCACCTTGATGGTGAAGTTTGCCACTTGCCAAGCATTGATCTCGTAGACCTTGTTGGGTTCTACGTCCTTCATTCCCCACTGCATGAGCAAGTCGCCCATGACTGGCCCCCAGAACTCCAGTGCTTCGATCAGGTGATCGTTGTGCATCTGGGAGTTCGTCTTGCCTTCGAGGTCGTCGCGCTGTTGGTCGCCGAACTCGTTGTATCGGTAACCAGTTCTTGCGTAACGGACGATGACTTGATCTATCTCATCGTCAGAATATCCGGGGACACCCTTCATGGACTCTAGAGTCTTGGCTGACAGGCGGTGGCGCTGGATCAGGAAGCCGTCATCCACGCCCATAGAGTTGGCGCTTGGGAAGATGTCGTAAGGAGAAACTCTTGAAACCTCACGAATCATATCGTTCACAACGATAGGCATGAAGTTTGGCCCCCACTGGAGTTGCTTCTTGCGGCGAACGCTTGGGCCTTTGAGGATAGCCGTAGGGAACGTCACGAAGTCGTCG